ACCATCATCAGGAAGTAACTATCTACACTATTGGACAGGATCTGCTTGGACTGCTATTACTAGTGCAGGTTCTCCAACTATGGTTGGTGTAAGCAAAGTTAGGTTTACTAGAATTAATTTTGGATCACCTAAAGTTGTACTTACAGATGGTATTAATCCTGCAGCTACTTATGATGGTAGTAACTATGTTCAGATAACAGACTCTAATGCTCCTACTGATCCAGTAATATCTGAAGTTTATCAAAACCATTTGTTTTTAGCAGGTGATCCTGCAAAGAAAGATGAATTATTTTTTAGTGCTCCACTAGCTGAAACTGACTTTACTCCTGCTAATGGTGCAGGTAATATTAATGTTGGTTTTGATATTGTAGCTATAAAAGTTTTTCGTAATATTCTTTATATCTTTGGTACTAACAATATTAAAAGACTTGTTGGTAATAATAGAACAGACTTTACTTTAGAGAATGTCACAAACAACTTAGGTTGTCTAGCTACAGATAGTGTAATAGAAATAGGTGGTGACTTACTGTTCTTAGCACCAGATGGTATTAGACCTATTGGTGGTACTGCAAAGATTGGTGACGTTAATCTTGAAACTGTATCTAAAAAGATCCATAAGACAGTACAGAATACTATTAATACAGAAACACTTACAGGTTTATCTTCTGTATTAATTAGATCTAAGTCACAATTTAGATATATGTTTGCAGGAACAAGTTCTGTAGGAATACTAGGAGCACTTAGAGAAAGTCCTCAAGGAGGTTTTGCTTTTGAGTTTTCAACATTGTTTGGTTTTTCTGTTACTTGTGCAGATAGTGGATACATAGGAACAACAGAAACAATTATACATGGTGACTCTACAGGTAAAGTTTATGCACAAGAATCAGGTTCATCTTTTGCAGGATCTTCTGTATTAAGTATCTATCAAACACCTTATTTATATTTTCAAGATCCAAGACAAAGAAAAATATTTTATGATATGGCTACATACTTACGTGCAGAGGGTGCAATATCTGTATCACTAGGTATAGTGTATGACTTTGAAGATTCAACTGTTCTTAATCCTTCTAACGTAACATTTAGTGCTACTGGTACAGCAGCTGTTTATGGTTCAGCAATATATGATACAACTCAAGTATTTGATGGTAATCCATCACCAGTAGAAACAGCACAGTTTACAGGATCAGGAAAATCTATTTCTTTTCGTTTTGTTGCAGAGGATACAAATGCTAGTCACAGTATACAAGGATTTACAATTACTTATGGATTAGGAGATTTAAGGTAATGGGTACAGGTTACACAAGAACAAATACGTCAGATATTCAAGCTGATGAGGTTGTTAAATCAGCACCATTAAATGCTGAACTTAATGCTGTTGTAAATGCTTTTGCAGCTTCAACAGGACACTCACATGATGGAACAGCTGCAGAAGGTGGTCCTATAACTAAACTGTTAGGAACAACTATTACGATAGGTGATGGAACTGCAGGTACAGATATTACTGTTAACTTTGATGGTCAAGATAATGATGGTCAATTATTGTGGATGGAAGATGAAGACTACTTTCAGTTTAATGATGACATTTTAATCAATAGCACAGAAAGACTTAACTTTGGGGATACAGGAACATATATTCATCAATCTGCTGATGGTGTGCTTGATCTTGTTAGTGACACAGAAATAGAAATAAATGCTACAACAATAGACGTAAATGGTAATTTAGATGTATCTGGATCTTTAACAATAGCAGGTGCTGCTGTTACAGCTACTTCTGCTGAAATAAATATACTTGATGGAGTTACAGCTACAGCAACAGAGTTAAACATTATGGATGGTGTTACTGCTACAACTGCAGAGCTTAACATAATGGATGGAGTAACATCAACAACTGCAGAGTTAAATATATTAGATGGTGTAACGTCTTCTGCTGCAGAATTAAACTATGTTGATATAACTACATTAGGTACATCACAAGCTTCTAAAGCTGTTACAGTAGATAGTAATGGTGATTTAATTATACCTGACAGTGACAAGTTTAAGTTTGGTGCAGGTAGTGATATGCAACTGTACCATGATGGTTCTAACTCTTTTATTACTAATGCTACAGGTATATTAAAGCTTGCTACAGAGACAAGTGGTATAGCTGTAACAATAGGTCATACAACTTCAGAAGTAACTGTTGCAGATAACTTAACTGTAACAGGAACAACTACTTTAGATGCTACATCTTTTGGTGATGCTAATATTACTAATGTAGGTGATATAGCTCTTGACTCTATTAGTGCAGATGGTACAGATATTAATGTAGCTATTACAGATAACTCTGCTACTTCTTTTACTGTAAAACAAGGATCTGATGCATACTTAATTATTGATACAGGTAATAGTAGTGAGTCTGTTTCTATAGGTACAGGTGTATCAGGTACAGCTATTACAATAGGTCATGGTACTTCAGAGGTTACAATAGGTGATAACCTTACAGTAGCAGGAAATCTTACTGTTACAGGAACACAAACAGTTGTAGATACTGTTACTATGAATGCTCAAAATGCTATTGTATTTGAAGGTTCAACTGCAGATGCTAATGAGACAACTTTAACAATTACTGATCCTGATGCTGACAGAACAATTAAATTACCTAATCAATCAGGAACACTTGTAGTATTAGCTGCAGATAGTGATACAGCAGTAACAGCTACACCTGCTGAAATAAGTATACTAGATGGTGATACGAGTGCTACTTCTACAACTATAGTTGATGCTGACAGAGTTGTTTTTAATGATTCAGGTACAATGAAGCAAGTAGCTGTTACAGATCTAGCAGCCTACTTTGATGATGAAATAACTGCTATGCCAAACCTAGTAACTACAGGAGCATTAAATAGTGGTAGTATTGCAACAGGTTTTGGTGCTATTAATAATGGCTCAAGTGCTATTACAACTTCAGGCACAATAAGTTTTGGTAGTCTTACAGATGGTTCTGTTACTATTACAGATATTGCAGATGAAGATGACTTTACTAGTGATAGTGCAACTAAACTCGCTACACAACAATCTATTAAAGCTTATGTTACCACAGTAGCAGGACAGGCTAATAATGTTACTGGTCTTAATGCAACAGGTACAGAACTTAATGCTGTAGCTGATGGAGATACAAGTGCCTCTGCTATTACAATTGTAGATGCAGATAGAATACCAATTAATGATAATGGCACAATGAAACAGATTGCTGTCACTACTCTTGCTGCTTATCTTGATGATGAGATTACAGCAATGCCTAACTTAGTAACTACAGCTGCTACAACTGTAGGTGCATTAGACAGTGGTTCTATTACTTCTGGGTTTGGAGCTATTGATAATGGTACTTCAGGTATTAGAACAAACACAGTTACTGTTGAAACTTCTTTACTACCTGATGCTTCTGGTGGAGCAGATATAGGTAGTGCTTCTGCAGAGTTTGGTGATGTTTATATTGCAGATGACAAATATATTAACTTTGGTTCTGATCAAAATGTTCTTGTTGGTTATGATGAAGATGGTGATGACTCTTTAGAAGTTAGACAAAATGTAGAAGGAGCAGCTTTAGCTATTACTTTTAAAGCAGATCAAGGTGATGACAATGCTGATCAATGGAAGTTAAACTTTGCAGATGGTGGTACAGTTACCTTTCAAAGTAAAACATCAGGATCGTATGCAACAAAACAAACATTAGATACATCAGGTAACTTAACCATTACAGGCGAACTTGATGCTGCTACACTAGATATTAGTGGTGATGCAGACATAGATGGTACTCTAGAAGCAGATGCTATTACTATTAATGGTACAGCTATTGGTTCTATTTATGGTGCAATAGCAGGTAGTTCTTCTATTGTAACTACAGGTGCATTAGATGCAGGAAGTATTACCTCAGGATTTGGAAACATAGATGTTGGCTCAAGTAATCTAACTGCAACAGGTACAGGATCGCTAGGTGCGACATCATTTAATGAAAATAATATTACAAATGTTGGAAATATTGCATTAGATAGCTTGACAGCAGACGGAAGTTCCATTACAATTACAGGTGACACTACTTTTGCTGATGGTGCTTATGATTTTGATATTGCAAGCCATGATGGTAGTAATGGTTTAAAACTAGGTGGTACATTAGTTACAGCAACTGCTGCTGAGATTAATAATGTTGGAAATGCAGCTACCACAGGTAAAGCAATAGCAATGGCAATGGTATTTGGATAATAAAGGAGAGAAAGTATGGCAAATCCTAATGTAGTAGCTGTTAGTAGCATATATGCAAACACTGCTGTTGATGCTGATGTAGCAGCTTCTGCAGTAAGTTTGTTAACGTGTGGTTCTAACAAGTTACAAAAAATAAACAGTTTAGTTATCGCTAATATAGATGGTACAAATGCAGCTACGATTGACGTTTGGGTTACTCGTTCCTCTGCTGACTACTATATAGCAAAAACTATTTCTGTTCCTGCAGATGCAACTTTGGTTGTTATTGACAAGAATATGGGTTTGTATTTAATAGAAAGTGATATTCTTAAAATACAAGCAAGTGCTGCAGGTGATTTATCTGCTACTTGTTCATATGAAGAAATAGATGATGCATAAGGATAGTTAATGGGTGTAAATAAAAAAGGTGGCTTAGTAGGTGGCTTTGATCAGCTTAGAGCACCTGATGCTCCTACTATAAGTGTTGCTGCAGGTAACGAATCAGTAGTTGTTACTATTACTAATCCAACAAATACTGGTGGTGGTGATATTACAGGCTATGCTGTTAGTACTTTAACAGGACCTATAGAAGATACAACTTTTGCAGTTACTGTTGTTAGTGATAGTGGTAACAAGTATGCAATAGATGGTACAACACAAGGTACTCCAACTTTATATAAAGGCCATACTTATATTTTTGATCAAAGTGATAGTAGCAATAGTGGTCACCCTCTTCGTTTTTCTACTACAAGTGATGGAACTCATGGTAGTGGATCAGAACATACTACAGGTGTAACAACAAGTGGTACTCCGGGAAGTGCAGGAGCTTTTACAAAAATAGCTATTGATTCAGCAGCTACTAATCTAACTGCAGGGTCTTATAATTTTACTACAAATGCATCTAGAGTTACTATGTCTAGTGCTGAATTTAATATTGATTCTGGTGAAGATTTTACTTATGAATTTTGGTATAAACTTCCTGACAGTCCTGATAGTGGTATGAATTTTATAGACCTTGGAGGAGGAAATCAATTTGTTGCTCACTGGTTTAATACTCCTAGAATAAGACTTTATGGTAGTAATCTTGGTGGCTATTTTATAGATGGTGCAACTAATACAGGTGCTTTATCTAATGTTTGGTATCATATGGCTATTGCTAGATCAAGCAATTCAATAAAATTATATATAGACGGCACACAAACAGGAAGTTCAAGAACTGATTCTGATGCTGTAACTGGAAGTCAATTAAGACTTAATGGATATGGTGGAAGTGGTTATGATACTAGTGGAGGTGTTCACTATCTAAGTAATGCCAGATTAGTTATTGGTACTTGTGTATATACTGGTAACTTTGCAAGGCCAACTGGACCACTTACTACGACAGGAGGAACTTATAGTTCTACTACTAATGTTAATACTTCAATTACTGAATCTCATACTAAACTTTTAACTGCACAGAATAGTAGTGGTTCTCTTGTAGATAATTCAAGTTTTGGTCATTCAATGTCAACAACAGTTGGTACTATTACTCCAAGTGCAGGTGTACCATATCTTTATTATTATTGTAGTTCTCATAGTGGTATGGGTAGTACAACAAATATTAAAACAGGCTTACAAGGTGGTGCTTCAGGTTCTTCTAGTCCTGTTACTGTAAGTTCTCTTACTAATGATGAAGCTTATAATGTTAGAGCATCTGCTATAAATATTTTTGGTCAGTCACCTTATAGTGCAGCTACTTCCTCAACTCCAACTAAACCTGAAAGAGGAGTGTTTGGAGGTGGACAAAGTTCAGTCACTCAAAGTAATTATCTTGAATATATAACAATAACAAGTGCAGGTAATGCTACTGAATTTGGAAATCTAACTGCAGCTAGGTCTATATTGGCAGGTTGTGCTTCTGGTACAAGAGGAGTATTTGGAGGTGGCCACTCTAGTACAAATGTAATAGACTATGTCACTATATTAACTACTGGTGACGCTACCGATTTTGGAGATTTAACTGCAGCTAGGTCACAGCTCTCAGGATTATCTAATTCTACAAGAGGAGTGTTTGCAGGAGGTAATGGCCCGGTAAATACTATAGATTATATTACCATAGCTAGTGCAGGAAACGCTACCGATTTTGGAGATATGCAAAATGCAAGAGCAGCACACGGATCATGTGCTTCTCCGACTAGAGGTGTCATTATGGGTGGCGATCAAACTGGAGGTTATACAGATACTATAGATTACATTACTATAGGTTCTACAGGAAACGCTAGTGATTTTGGTAATCTTATTGCAGCTACAGGTTATACAACAGCTTTTTCTTCTTCAACTAGAGGTGTCAATGCAGGGGGGTCTGATAATAGTGGTAATAGACTTAATGTTATAAGTTATGTTACCATAGCTAGTGCAGGTAATGCTACTGACTTTGGAGATTTATTGGCAGCCACAACGTATTCTTCAAGCTGTGCAGGTTCTGCTAGAGGTATTATCGCAGGAGGTGAAACTTCTGGAGGACTAATAAACGTAATTCAATATGTAACAATAGCTTCAGCAGGTAATGCAACAGATTTTGGAGACTTAGGTGCAGACCCAGATGGTTATGGTGCAGCTTATAAACAAAAGGCAGGTTGTTCAAACTCACATGGAGGATTATCTTAATGCCTAATTATTCTGGAGTGTGGGATTTAAAAGAACAAGGTGTGGCTGTTAAAGGTGATAGGTGGCAAAGACCTCTTGATGTTACATCTCGGCTGCTTAGATTTGGTGGTAGGCTTACTGGTGGTTCAGGAAATGACATTGTAGACATTAGGTTTGTCACTATTGCAACATTAGGTAATGAAGCTGATTTTGGAGATTTAACTGTTGGTAGGTCGTATTTTGGAGCTT